CCGTAGGAGAGGAACAATTCCATCTCAACGGAGACACTTTGCAACCCTTGGACTGCACGTCGGCCTGTATCGCCGAACGCGGTGCTCTCGAGGTACTCGTAGCCGACCGACACGGAACATGAGCGACAGTTATCCGACACGTCGTAAGCGGTTCCGCCTGTGGGGGTGATGTTGATAGTTGCGTTTCCGAGGAACGTAGTAGTAGCCATATTTTTCTCCTGTTATGGGTTTCTTGAAGTTGCCACACGAACGGTGAGGTCGTATGACGGGATGTCTTGTGATCCGATAGTCGTGACAGATGGAGCGCCCGAAATGAGGGAGATCGCGCTGTTCATGATTGTGTCGGCTGTGGTGATGAGGTAATCCTCGGCGTCGCTGTTGCCAGGAGGAGCTGCGAGGATCCTCAGTCCGAAAGTGATTTCGGCGATGTTGTTGTTAAAGCATGTAAAAGTAGGTGGCTCGACAAAGACTGTCATCGGGCGAGCATTCCGAGAGTCTGTTACGACTGCAAGCCCGAGTCCCGTGAGCGAGGCCACAAGCGTCGTCTGGGCGCTTGCAAAGATGCCGGTAGCACTCATGCGACTTGGCTCCGATTGACGCCGAGGAGACGGTTGATTTGCCCCATTGAGCCGACGGATCCAGGGATATTCATCGCTTCAAAACTGGCAAAAGAGTCCACGCTTCCGCGTTCACGGTAAAGAGCCCCAGCGAGCATTGTTGTCCCGAGTTTGACGTCCGCGCCTGGCGAAGAAGTAAGCGAGTCAAAATACCCTGCTTCTTTACGTCGCCGAAACGCGAACGCGTTAGCTGCATCCGTGCATGAGCCAACGAAAGCGGTGTCGTTTGCCGTAGCGACAGCGATGCCGAGCCAGGCGAGAACGTCGTTTGCGACGATCCATGTGCAGGTCTGAGTCCAGGTAAGCGTCCCCGTAGGGATTGCTGCTGAACGTGGTAAGTCTCCGTCGGCATCGTAGAAAATGATCTGGTTGCCGATGTAAACGTCATAGTCAAATTGCAGGTCGCCTTCAGCATCTACGCCTTCAAAGTAGTAAGGGTTGATTGCATAAACGGTGTGAGTGCCGTTCAAGCTGTGGCCTAAGCCTGCAAGCGTAATGCTTTGACCGATACCGATATCCGTATCCTCGAGAGTTTGCACCACGGCGTAGTCGTCTAGTCGCTGATGAAAAGTGACTGCGTAAACTGCCATGATGCAAACTTTCTCGGGCGGTGCTTAAGGTTTAGGCCTGTGGGATCTTCATGAACTGGTTTGCGTCAATCATTTTCGGAGCGAAGTAGCCACGGAAGGCGATTGTGCGCGACAGCGTTGAAGGATTGTCAAGGCTGATAGCGCCCTTCTGTTGCTCGTAGCAACGGAAAGCACCGGTAGCAGCTGCGCCGACGATCGTGGTTTTTGCTGCGAAGTTCGTATCAACTACGAGACGAAGTCCGAAGACAACTGCTTCACGTGAACCTGCGTTCATTGTGCCAAATGCGTTCATCGGGCCGACCTGTGGAAACAATGGCCTGCCTGACGTGTCGTCCAATGATCCAAGCTGCGCGAATACGTCGCCAGATACGAACATGTGATCTGGGAGGTAGTTGCCATTTGAGAGGATGGTGTTTGCGCAAGCGTAAACCTTTTGTACCCAGTCGCCTGGATCGGTTGGGGCGACGTTGCCTGTGGTCTGTGATGTGCCTGCAAGAAGCGCGTCGGCTGCTGCATTGTCTGTGGCAAGGGCGTATTTTTTGCCCATGTCCTCAAGAAGACCTTGGAGAACTTCTGGCGAAGTCCAGTCAATTGAAGCCTCGGAAACTTCAACGTATCCGCCGTAGATGTCCTTGGTAATTTGGATGTCATCGACAATGAATTGACCAGCGGTGATTGTGGTGTTCTGTGTTTGAGGGCCACCGATTGAACTGTGTGTCGTGATTTTTGGAACGATAAACACCTTGCCACCTTGGGGCATCTGACGAGCGCCGATTGCATCAACGACAGGGCGAAGGCCCTGGATCCCAGAATAAATAGGAGCCAAAATTGGTAATGGCAAGATGCCGTCAAGATCAGCGGTAGTCACATCTGGAGCTGCAGCGCGGAGGCGAGCATTAAACTCAGCAGCGATAGCGCCACCTTGCATTTGTGCGGAGATCCATTCGCCAGCCGAAGGAAGTTTAAATTCTTGCTTTGCTTGTGCGTAAAGGATTGGGCTTGTTGGGGTTGTTACCGACTCTGCTGACTCGGCCTTGATTTGATCTGACACGTTTTCCTCCTCAGGGGTGTCTAGGGTTTCTTCTTCTATTTCGCTTTCCTCAGGATCGGCCGAGGCTGCGATTTCTGTGATTACTGCTTCCGAAAAAGCAGGAACCGCGACAAGTGAGAGCTCGATGAGCTGTGCTTTTGACACAACCATCGTCCCTGCTTTGTCAAACTTAAATGAGACGGGGTTTGCGCCGACGCTAACTGAGTCATACGCGCCAGCCTGGAGCAACGCAACAACGTCCGCCGAGGCCCTTGTCTGGGCCAGCGTTGCCTCAAACTCGAGACCTGCATCGCTATCGGAAATAGAATTGACTACTCCGCGAAGTTGGCTCATGTCGTGGTTTTCTAGCAGTTTTGCTGGTTTTTGATTTAGGTCAAACGCGCCACGTAGAAACTTTACGCGCTGACCTCCTGAGACAGTTGCAACAACGTCCCAGGGGACGGCGATACCGGCGATACGCGCTGGGCGGTTGTCGTCGCCTGCCTCGGCGATGATTAGATCTATGTCTGCATGAAATTGGATCATGATTACTCCAGGTTATTCGTGTCGGATAGCGGATTAACTTCTGGCTCTTGCATGACTGGCTCTGCCATATCGGGCGCATACTCGCCGACGTACTCATCAAGATCAAACTGAGTATGACGTCCCCGAGGAAGTACATCGTCCATTGACAACCGTTCCTCAATGGCATGAAGTAGCGGACGCGCTCCGAAAAGCAGCAAGTCTTGACGAGCCTGCTGTGCGTTTGCGTAAGTCATACCGCTCTGGTCAATAGCGAGCAAATAGGCAGGAATGTCCATAAGACGCGACAGTTCTTTTGTCTGATACTCGCGACCTTCTACGAGCTGCAGTTTGCTCGGGTCTTGGTCAAAAGAAACAAAGTTGACAAACTCATTCAGAGCGCCGATCGCATTTGTGCGCCGATTAGATGCCCAGGCTGCAGCCATTTCTCCGAGCTCTTCGCCCGACATTGGCTCTCCGCCTTTTTGCTGAAGATAGCCAGCTGCAATCTCATTCGATGCAAACCGCTCTGCTGACTGATCAAGTTTAAGCGCGATTTGAATAGCGCGACGCCCCTGGTAGACGATGCCCTGATTTCCGTTCAAGAATTGGATGACGTTGCTTGGATCAAGTGGAAGACCGTTGAACTCAAGTTCGTCTGCTGGGCCGAACCATTCAGGCGGAGCGTTGTTCGGAGTCTGAACCATGTTCGCTGGAAGCCATTGGAAAGTTGCTGGGAAGCCTGTGCTATAGCGAGAAGTCACCGCCCAAAAAGCGCGACCGTACATGATTAGATCTCGCGCCGTCTTCGCCATGATGAAGTTACGAGTGACCTTAGGGTCAGGCCGTGTCATCCAGGACTCGCCCTCCACATAGATCTTTTCGTACTCTTCGCCATTCCATTGAAGGACATAGCTCTTCATGTCGAGGGTTCCCACCACCGTCGAGAGCAACGAAACAGCCCGAGCGATGGTGGGGACAGATAGTGCAGCTTCCTCAAACGCCCCTACGGTGTACGAGTAAAACTGGCCTATCTGAGACGCGCCTGCAGCAGCTCCTAGTGGGGCGGAGTTATACGCTGGCGCGGTGATTTTTTTAGCAAAGAAAGCCATCCCTCGGAGTCTCTACCCAGCGCGTAACAAAAGCAAGGACTCCAACAAAAGATAGAAAGTGATCACCTACTAAAAGCGATAGCTGCTCTTGCTTTTTGTGTCGGCTTCGCTACGAGTGCAGCTGCAAAGATCATGCACCTAGCCATTGTGATCGGGCCGCTACTCTTCTGGCTGCTGATCGTGTACCCAGACTGTGTTTTGACGCCGACCGCCCTATTGACGTGCTCCAGAAGCATCTGCTCGCCAGTATGCACAAGGCGTCCCTCGGTAATGAGTTGACGGATCGTGCTCGTATGGGTGACAAGTTCTCCATATCCGACGTCTATTTTTTTGTTAGCAAGATCCATCGGAGCCATCTGGAATAGCGAAGGCGTGAGCGCGATCTGTCGGCAAGTCTTAGCGGACTCATGCACCTTTTCCCAGCAAGCGCCGAGAGTGTCTGTCACAAACTCGACAGTCACCGCGATCTGTCCCTCGTCGTTGAGTTGAGCCCTAATCCCGCAGTAAAGACTTTCGTCAATGCTGGAGTCAACGGCAAGGACGCCCCCCTCTGGCATTACAGAAGTCGTCAACTTGTCAAAGACCCCAGGGTTCAACCACGAGTTAGCGCTCGAGATCCACAAGTTCAAAGATGCTCGCATGAAGGCTGCTTTGTCCACTTGCTCGGACTCATCAACCAAGATCTCGGGATCCAAGGTGTACCCGATCGCTGGGTTAGCCATCGCCCAGTAGCCCTTTTCAATCATCGGGTCAACGCCTGGCGGAACACTCCACTCGGCGAAGAACAATTTAGAGAACTTCTTTTCGTCGATAGCGCGAAGGCCCTCCTCGCGCATTTTAAGCATGGCGTGTGAGTCCTCCGTCCCAGCAGTACTCCAGCAAGACAGAAGCGGAGACTGCATAGCGCGCTGAGAAGGCAGAGCGCCATTAAAGAGCACGTCCGAAGAGATGTTCCACACTTCGTCGGCAACAATGTACGTCGGCGAGAAACCATGAAACGCTTTCGGTGTTGCAGCTTGAACTAGCCAGCGCGACTCGTCGGGCATCACAACCTCGTTACGACCATAACTCCAGTAGGCCTTCGCGCCAAACTTAGCCTCAAGTAGCGGAGCCAACTGCTCAAAGATCTCCACAGCAAGATCCAACTGGTGAGCAGTAGAGATCACGAGGACCGGCTTGCCACGTCGGATCGGTTCCTTAACCAAGGCCCACAAGATGAAAGCCTTAAGTGCAACCGTCTTGCCATTCTGCCGAGCGACCGAAACCAGAGAACGCCGACGGACTAGATCCCCGTTCTCATCGTGCTCCAACTGTCCTCGAAGCGCCAACAACTGCCACGGCATGAGATCAATGTTCATCACGTCATGCGCGAGAGCTGCAACCTCGTCCCCATAACTGCCACATCCCAACAACCCAGACATCAGCCGAGGAGCAATAAGCCCAGGCGCAGGAGCATCAGACACCATACGCCGAGATCCAGCGACTTCAGGCTCGTTCCCTGCTTTCTGGGATAGATGCATGGA